TACATCCTGACTTTGAAGCTATAAGAGCAGACGATGAGTTTCATGCTTGGGTAGATACTCAACCTAAAGTTTATCAGGATGCTTTATACGAAAACTCTGAGGATGTTAAGTCTGTAGCTCGTGTCATAGACATGTATAAACTAGACAAAGGTATTAAGACTAAGAAGCCCAGCGCAGATAAAGGCGCAGCATCTTCAGTTAAAACTCGTGGACGTACTGTTGTAGACGCAGAAGAGTCTAGCAAGATGCTCAGCGAGTCAATGATTAACAAGATGTCTCTCAAAGAGTATGAGGAACGTCAAGACGAAATCATGAGTGCAATGCGCTCTGGTAAGTTTATCTATGATATGTCCTAATAAACACTTGACACTAAGACATTAATAGATAAAACTATGGGCATGTGTAGTGCTAGGCATCAACTACCTACACATGCTTTAACTTTAAGCACTAACCACTAATAGAACTACCCGATAAAGTATAGACCCTTTACTGCTTGACCGCAAATCTAGCAATATAGATACTCTAGAAAGCTATTGGCCTCTTGTGTGGATATGATGTTTTACTTCCCCCCACTGTCATATCTATAGGAGAAATTATTATGGCATTTACAAAGGCATCAGGTTATACAAACCTGAACAACGGAAACTTCTCATCTGAGATCTTTTCAAAACAAGCACAGTTAGCATTTAGAAAATCTGCTGTTATTTCTGCAATCACAAACTCTGACTATTTTGGTGAGATTTCTGGGCAAGGTGACTCAGTGCGCATCCTTAAAGAGCCAGACATCACTGTTAATTCTTTAGCTCGTGGTACTGCAGTTTCAACACAAGATTTAGTTGACGCTGACTTCAAACTAACTATCGATAAAGCTAACTACTTTGCATTCAAATTGGATGATATTGAAGAGGCACATTCACACGTAGACTTCATGCGTCTATCTACAGACCGTGCAGCATACAAAATGGCTGACTCAATGGATACAGATGTATTGCGTTACTTGTCAGGTTATACAGCCGCTTCAGCTGCAAACACAACTGTAAATGGTACTAAAGCAAATGCCGCTGCAGGATCAGACGAACTATTAGCTGCAAACAAGTTGAAAAAGGGAGACTTCTCTAATATTACAACTTCATCAGCAGGTGATCACTCTATTCCAGTAGCTCCACGCTTAACAGGTGCAACTGCTGTTTCTGCAGTAGCTGCAACACCATTGCAAATCCTAGCACGTATGTCACGTACAATGGATGTAGCAAATGTTGATACTAGAGGTAGATGGATAGTACTTGACCCAGTGTTCATCGAGATGCTAAAAGACGAAGATTCTCGCCTATTAAATGCAGACTTCGGTGGTGCAGGACTACAAAATGGTTTATTGGCTGCAAACATTCACGGCTTCCGTGTTTATCAGTCAAACAACTTACCAGCAGTTGGCACAGGTGCAGGAACAGCAAATACAGCTAACCAAAACGCTAACTATGGTGTTATCGTAGCTGGACATGACTCAGCAGTCGCAACTGCAGAACAGTTATCTAAAGTGGAAACATACCGTGACCCAGATAGCTTTGCAGACATCTGCCGTGGGATGCATCTATATGGCCGCAAGATCTTACGCCCAGAAGCAATCGTAACAGCTAAGTATAACGTAGCTTAATATAACTATAAACTTAGGGGCTGGCTTTTATGCTGGCCCTTTTGTGCATTTTATAAACAAAGGACATAACCAATGGCTATTACAACGGCGATGTGCAACAGCTTCAAGCAAGAGTTACTTGGTGGTGTTCACGATCTAGATACAGACACAATTAAAATAGCATTAATTAAGAACTCACAGTCGGGTACTTATAATGCATCTACAGCTAATTACAGTACAGTAACAGGAAACTCTGATGAGGCTACTGGTACTAACTACGTTACAGGTGGTAACACACTAGGTAGTGCAACTATTGCTCTATCAGGTTCAACTGCTACTGTTGACTTTGCAGACACTACATGGGCATCAGCTACAGTCTCTGCAGACGGTTGTATCATCTATAACTCTTCACAGGCTAACAAGGCTATAGCAGTGATAAGCTTTGGCGGTACTAAGACATCTACAAATGGTGACTTTGTGGTACAGTTCCCAACAGCAGACGCATCTAACGCAATCATTCGTATCGCTTAAGGAGCAGTATTATGGCTCTCGTTGTCAAGGATAGAGTAAAAGAAACCGCTACAACTACAGGAACAGGTGCTGTTACTCTTGGCGGTGCTGTTACAGGCTTTGAGTCTTTTAGCTCTGCCCTTGCCAACAGCGACACTACATACTACGCTATTTCTCACCGTAACGCAGACGAGTGGGAAGTAGGCTTAGGTACATACAATGCAGGTGTACTTACAAGAACTACTATACTAGAGAGTAGCAACAGCGATAGTGCTGTTAGCTTTACTGCAGGTACTAAGGATGTGTTTATTACACTCCCTGCAGACAAGGCTGTTTACTTAGACGCTAATGATGCACTAAGTACAGGCAATATAGTTACAACAGGCTACATCAGAGGTCCTGCCTCATTCACGATAGATCCTGCTGCACATGGTGATAATACAGGTACACTTATAGTTGCAGGTAACTTACAGGTTGACGGTACTACTACTACAGTAAACTCAGCTAATCTATCTGTAGCAGATCTAAACATTACAGTAGCTGAGGGTGCAGCTAATGCAGGTGCAGCCAATGGCGCTGGGCTTACAGTAGACGGTGCTAATGCTACATTTACGTATGACTCATCTAATGACAGATGGGCTATGAACAAGTCTCTAGCGACTAACCTTGTAGGCAACGTCACTGGAACAGTTTCTACACTAAGTAATCATGACACTGGAGACTTAGCTGAGGGTTCTAACCTATACTACACTCAAGCCAGGTTTAACTCTGCATTTACTGCTAAGAGTAGTAGTGACTTATCTGAGGGTACTAACTTGTACTACACAGATGCTAGGTTCAATACAGCTTTCTCTGCTAAGAACACTGGTAACTTATCAGAGGGTAGTAACCTCTATTATACACAAGCAAGATTTAACTCAGCATTTACTGCTAAGTCTAGTTCAGACTTGTCAGAGGGTACTAACTTATACTATACTACAGCAAGAGCAAACTCAGCTATAGATGCAAGAGTAACACAATCTTTTGTAAATGCTTTAAATGTAGATGCAGAAACTTTAGACGGAGATAACAAAGCTACCTTACTAGCCACTGCAGAATCAAATGCATTGGCGCTAAGCATAGCGTTAGGGTGATATAAACAATGGCAAATACATTTAAGAACTACACAAGCGCTTCAGTAGGTACAGGTGCTACTACAACATATACAGTACCAAGTTCAACTACATCAGTGATGATCGGTTGTAATTTAGCTAACAGAACAGCATCTCAGATCAAAGTAGATGTACAGGCGGCAGGTGTTTACGTTGTTAAAGGCGTAGCGATACCATCAGGTTCTGCTCTGTCTGTTTTAGACGGTAAGATCATCCTGGAGACGACTGACACAGTTGTTGTAACATCAGACACAGCATCAAGTTGTGACGTAATTGTGAGCGTACTGGAGCAAACCTAATGAGTAAGCAAACAGACTTAATTAACATACCCGATGCTATAACAGTTAGTGGTTCTAACGTGGGTATTGGGACGAGTTCGCCTAGTGCTAAGTTAGATATACAACAGGCAACGGCTGGCAACATAATTTCAGCAGAGTTTGATAACACTGACTACACAGCAAACAATCGTAACGCCATAAAAATTAGACAGCAAGTTAGTTCAAGCGGTAGCTTATCAACATTTTTAGGTAATGATAGAAACACAGGAAATGTTTTTTTATCTAACGACTCTATTACCGCAAATCATTTAGTCATAGACACATCAGGCAACGTTGGTATTGGTGATACTAGTCCTTACACATGGAGTTCAGTACAACCCTCACTTAATCTAAGAGGAACTAGCTCATCATTCCCCAATCGCAGTGGTGCTTTGATTTTCAAGAGCCAATCTGGAACTCATATGACAGTGATGGACTTTGAGACAGGCAATGACTTACGTTGGTATCAATCTAGCAACTCTGGTTCATCTTGGTCAGAACGTATGCGTATCGACTCGTCAGGCAACTTGTTGGTGGGTAAGACTGGTAACAATAATAGCGCCGTAGGTGTTTCAATTAGACCTAATGAGGTATCTGCTGTTAGAGATGGTGGTAATCCTTTACTGTTAAACAGGCTTACTTCTGATGGCGAAATTGCACTGTTCTGCAAAGACAGCACAATTGTAGGTAGTATTGGAACACAAGGAAGCAGACTAAGCATTGGTTCTGGTGATGTTAACTTGAACTTTAACGCTTCTGCAAACTCTATGTATCCTATCTCTAACCCTACCTCTGGCGCATTATCTGATGGTATTATTAACGTAGGTGCGGCAACGGCTCGCTTCAAAGACGCTTACCTATCAGGCGGTGTATACCTCGGCGGTACTGGGTCGGCCAATAAGTTGAGTGATTACGAAATTGGGACTTGGACGCCTACAGTTACTGCCGCATCAGGTAGTATAAATGCTTTTGGTACGTTTCACGGAATCTACACTAAAATAGGCCGAGAAGTGTCACTACACTTTCAGTTTTCAGTCACTGATATTGGGAGTGCTTCTGGAAACCTTATTGTCAGTAATCTTCCCTTTGGTAAGGAAACTTCGGTACTTACATATTATTTGGGAATTCATAGGGCAAGGTCAAGTACATCATCTATTTCAGAACTTACTTCCTCAGGTACTTTGCAGTTATATGGGACAACCCCCATTAACTCAACGTACTTAGGTTCAATAGTTTACACAACAAACTCATAACCCACTCATAGATTGGGTTGGACAGGTGGCAATAAAGCCACGATAAAACAAAGGAGGCCAATATGGCACTTACAGAAACACAAGTAGAAGATAGAATAGAGATCGTTTCAGATCATAAACATGTGCAAATTCGAACAGCTACTGTGATAGCTAGAGATGGAACAGAAATCAGCAGATCATTCCATCGTCACGTCTTAGCTTGTTCAACTAAATCAGATGATACATGGGCAGACACGGACATCTCAAGTGAGTCAACAGAAGTACAAGCAATATGCAATGCAGTTTGGACAGACGCAGTGAAGACTGCATACCAAGAAGCAATGGATGCACAAGAAATATAACTAGGAGACTACAATGGCAGGTTACATAGGTTCTAAAGCGTCTGTCGTTTCGTCAGGTGTTGAACGTAAGAAGACTTACTCTATTACGGGAAGCACTACAAGCTTAACTGGTTTGAACTACACAGTAGGTAAGGTACACGTATATCAAAACGGTGTACGCTTACTGGATGGTACAGACTATACAGCGACGAACGGAACAAGCATTACACTTACTGTAGCCGCCCAGAGTGGTGACAATGTTGTTGTAGTATCTCAGGCTTCGTTTCAACTCTCAGAGAGTTATACTTCAACAGAAGCTGATGCTGAGTTTGTAACTAAAACTGGCGACAGCATGACAGGCAACTTGTCATTAGGCGATAATAACAAAGCCATATTCGGTGCTGGGTCTGACCTACAGATTTACCATGATGGGTCTAATAGCTATATAGATGACACTGCTAGCGGTTCTTTAGTTGTTCGTGGTAGCACTGTTTATCTTCAGAAGTACACTGGTGAACATATGCTAGATGCAGTAGCTGATGGCGCAGTAAATCTATACTATGACAACGCACTCAAACTAGCCACAACATCAACAGGCATTGATGTAACAGGCACAGTGACCTCTGATGGATTAGTTGTAAGTGCGGCTACTCCAAATATAGATGTATCTGCCACAGGAACTAATTTTGCATCACAAGACTTCTTAACAAACAGTAATGCGGCAAGAACTACTATAGGGGTCGAAAGGTCTGCTGGTGGAGGTTTGTTTGTAGGTTCTTCTCCCTACGCCGCTGTGTTTGGTTCTGCTGGGGCAAACCCTACTCAGATAGCATCAAATAACACTATTCGTATGACTGTAGATACATCAGGCAACGTTGGTATTGGTACGAGTTCACCTACAAGACAGTTAGATGTTTCTAAAGCTGGCACTGCTTATATCCGTGCGTCTGATACAGCAAATTCTGTCAATATGGAAATGCTTGCGGCAT